GTTGCATTACCTGATATTATCAAGCAACACAACTTAAACTTTCAATTTCTTTCAAACAAATCAAATTATGGTAAATTTTGATCCGTTGGAAGATCTCCTCTACAGATATTTGGAAACTGTGAGGGACTTCAAGGAAATTGAAGAGGTGAACTCCCGTCTTGACTCGTTGCTCTTAAAGCTCAGAGTTCTGTACGCCACAAATGGGCTTTTCAGAACGGGTCAGTCGATAACACGAGAAAACCTTCTCCAATGGCGACGCTACCAGAATGGACGCTGGTGCGGTGAGAAGGTAGTATCCTACTGTCGTAAGGAAGCATTAGATTATGCTCGACGACTTGTTGAATTATGTAGGGTACTTGGTCTTAAACCAATGCGGGATGAAATAGAACAACTTGAAAGAACATATTTTATCCTATCGCTCTTTAGTTCGCCTTCTAAGCAGCTCAAACTCGCGATCAATGTCCTCTTTTGTCATTTCTGGGAAGAAACACAGGAGAGGCCAGAGACGTTTGTTGGGGCCGCCGGGAAGGAATGTTTTCCACTTAGCTTATTTCTCCATTTTGCTCGTCTTAAATCGAAAAATAATCGACGACGAAGGGAGAGCCTTATCCATATATATACTCTTTTCCAGGGTCTGAAGAAGGGGCTTATGCCGCTTCGGCCGCACGAGGTTGATGCTTCACTGCTTAAACACAGGAAGATTCTCAATCAGGACGGTGCTACAGACGATCTTTGGATAGAGTATAGGGGAGGTGAGTTCATAGGCATGAAAGATCGGATGTTGGAACTGGTCCACGAGAGTGGAATTAGTTTCAATGATCGCGATCCAAGTAATGCTTCACGGAAATCCACAGCAGAGTATAATTATTCTACTGGTGGGTCTCTGAACTTACTCCTTGAGATGGATAGAGGTGCTACGAAGTGGGATCCAACAGAGGACTATGGTAATTTCTATTGCAACAAGCCAAGAAGGCTCCTTGTTCCACGCATTTCCTATTTTATAGGCTATGTAAGTCGTGAGGATTGGAATGTTAAACCTGTTTATTCAGGTTATTCCAACAAAGAGGAGGTCTTGGTGGGTCTTAAGGATGTTAAGCAATCCTGGAAGGAGATGATGTATAAGAGGAGTCATATTCTCTTGAATCCTGACTTTAAAGTCGAAAACTGCGCTGTTCCAGCTGTAGTTCTCGAACCTTTTAAGGCACGGATTATTACAAAATCTTCTGCAGGGTTGTATCCTTTAATGACCGGCATTCAGAAAAATACCTGGCGTCAACTCTATGAACATAAGAGCGGTATCTTCCGCTTGATAGGCGAGAGCCTGAAGATGGACCATCTTTATCCAATCCTGTTCAATTATAAGGATGGGTATAAGTTCGTCTCTGGAGATTATTCAGGAGCAACCGATCAACTTAAGCAAGAAATTTCTGCTATAGTGATCAAAGGTTTGACTGATAACTCTAACCTCGAAATTCTTAATCCTGTTGTTGCTGACCTAATAAGGACAACATTGCTTTCATGCACTATGCAACATTGTGATAGTGTTCTCCCTGAATATGAAGATTTCACGGAGAGGCAAGGATTTAAGAAGATTCCCTGTTATGAATGGGAAATTCGTGAGGTAGAGGATCTCGAACAGAGAAACGGACAGTTGATGGGACACGTCTTGTCCTTCCTGGTGTTATGTATCTGTAATTACCTGTGTTTGCATCTATCCTATGAACGCTATTATGGCCAAAAGATCAAATTTGGTCAGATACCAAAGTGTCTTATAAATGGTGACGATATATTGTTTTGTGCCGAGGAGAATTTTATTCATACTTGGGAAACAATGTTACCATCCTTTGGTTTTGTTAAAAGCGTTGGAAAGAATTTCGTTTCAGACGAATTCTTCCAGATAAATAGTGAGATGTGGATCCCACAATACAGGCAGGTGTACCAGATGAACCAGGTCGGGCCGGAATTCATAAGTGGAGACTATGCTGAGCTCTATTCAAACACTCTCGAAAGAGAATGTTATAGGGCTTGGAAAGTTCCTTTTGTGAATTTTGGGCTTTTGACGTCGCGGAGGAAGCAGGATTGCACGATTGATCGTACAGTTCAGCGAGTAGGGTTACCTTCGGATATGACCGACGCAGGATATGACCAGACAGCAAATCATTTGTTGTCTCTGGGTTCGATCTACTGCGATTTGATCAAAGGTCTTAACGAAGAGGACGGTGTATGGGGTCCTATGCATGAGATATGGGAGTCGCATCAACGCGGCTATGCTCAATTACTCAAATGCAAGGGCTACCATGGAGGTTATCTCCCAGGTATTGATTTACCTGAATCCGTCTATTCTCTAGCGGTCAAGAATGTGATCCGATCAGACTGTGACTCTGAGGTTAAAGTTGTTGCACAACTTTTCCCGGAGTTCATGGAGTCACGTCTGATGGAACTCTCCAAGATACGTACAGCTCAATTGGGGCGTATGTTTGTTCGGGAATTGGAGAGATTAAGACCAGGGCTTTCTGCTGTTCGTTTAAGCAGAGAGCTCCGACGGGCTTAAATCCCTAGGCACCTGTCCACGTCATAGGAAGTGGAAGGAGATGCGCCGATAACAACACATCCAAAGTTGAGTGTTGTGGGGTACGTACTGGAGGAGAGGAGGTCACCCTCTGGGTGGGTTCTATTTCATACGTTGTGTGTTGGTTCTGGCCAGGCTTGGACAACCTGGTTAACCGATACATCACGTTTTGGATTAGGATCCAT